AAATATTGAAGGAATTTACGATAGTAATACTTCATTTCAAGTACTAAAAGACTTTGAACGAGTAATTGACGAACTAGACATCTACGTATACAAAAACTGGGAAGACGGTGAGTTATGTGAAGGACCGACAATTGAACGCCATTGGGTAACTTGTTGCTTTATGTGGGATCGTGCAAACATGCCTGATCCTATGGGAGGACAACGTTTGTTAGATTATGATTGCAAAGTATCTTATAGTAAATCATATGTTATAAAACCACGTAAAATACGTGAGCCAGGCGATATACGTCCAGGCAGTAAAAAAGGCAAATTAGATAAACACCCAATATGGGTAGTTAAAATACAAATGCCTAAAAAATTAATTGCAGATATTTACAGTGGATCTGATCATCTTGAAGATTTAAGTAAAATTACAGCACAAGAACAACCTCAACCAGCAGATGCAACAGCAATGGCTGATCCAGCGGCGGCACCAGCGCCAGAAGCACCAATAGAGGAGCCAGCAGTATAATGGGACTTAGACACGGTGATCTTAAAGACTTAGTATATGACGTATTTGAAATCGATTCTTATGCAAGTAAAATGGGCGAAGATAAAAATATAGTAACACTTAGTTTTAGTGTTAAAGATCGGGCACCAGCAGATGACTTAGTTAAGTTTTTAGAAGGTGGCTATAGTTTTATACTTGATAGTGATGTTACATCAGGCGAACAAGCAGATGGTACATATAAAGTATTTGTAGAACTGGAACGTGACAACAAATCCAATGATAATATAATGGAAATAGTTGACGGAATTAAAAAGTTATCTGAAATAGAAAAATTTAGATTTAGATATTATAAGAACTTTAGAAGCCATAATATATCTATAGAATCTTTAAATGAATTTGTACCTACAGATCCAGATAATTATGGTATTAAAGTTAACGAAAGTAATCTTGATAATTATAAAAACTTTTTTAGCAAAAGTTATGTTGACGACATAGTAATGACAGAAAGCATACTAACTATTAAAAAGTCATATGCAGATCCGTTACATTTTAAATTTATTGATTTTGGTCCTACAGTAAAAACATTAAACAGTATTAAAGAATCATTTAATACACAAGACTTTTCAGAAATTATTTTCCTGTCAAAATATGTAGGTGACTACAATATTACAAAATATGGTAATAAACTTACATTTGAAAATTCAGGAAGCACTCTTGTGCTGGAACGTATTACATAAATATCAGCATGAGCACTTGTAATAATTGCGGTCACGGTTCACATTGCGGTGTGCCGCTTCAACGAGAAGAAAGAGATTATGACGGTAGTATGTATTCAATAAAGGTTTGTAACAATTGTCGTTGTAACCAATGCCAAAAAGAGGATAATGAACATGGCTAAAGAACATTTTAATTTTGATTTTGAACCGTGGATGGCTGAAGAGCTAATTCACAGAGATGACTGGAAAGATTGGTACGAAGCAATGCTAGAAGTACTTCCTTTATGGGAAGTAAATACAGCAGAACGAGTAGCAATGTTTGTAGCACAGTGTGGACACGAAAGTGGCGGCTTTAGAGTATTGAGTGAAAACTTAAATTATAGTGCAAAAGCACTGAATACAATTTTCCCTAAATATTTTAGAAGAGCAAACAGAGATGCAAACCCGTATCATAGAAAACCGGAAGCAATTGCAAACGTTATTTACGCTTCACGTATGGACAACGGCGATACTGCTAGTGGTGACGGCTGGCGCTTTCGCGGTGGTGGCATACTTCAGCTAACTGGACGTTATAATTATACACAATTTGCTAAAGAAATGGAAATGACTCCAGAAGAAGCAACTGATTATGTACGCACTAAGAAAGGCGCACTAGACTCAGCATGTTGGTTCTGGGATACAAACGGCATAAACAAGTATTGTGATAACATGGACATTGTTGGCGCTACAAAACGTATTAACGGCGGCACAATTGGCTTAGATGATCGTAAGAAACATTACCTGCATGCAATGGATGTATTAGGTGGCGACTTTGAAGAACCAGAAACAGATTATAATCAAACAATTAGACAAGGATCACGTGGTCCATTAGTAGCAGAAGTACAAGAGAAACTTAATATTGTTCCTGCTGATGGTATATTTGGTCCAGGAACTGCACGTATTGTTAAAGAATGGCAGAGTTCAAACGGACTTACTGCTGACGGTATTGTAGGACCAAAAACGCTGGGAAAGTTACTAGGGTAAATACAAGTATGTTTAGTACAATTAAAATTGCATTGGTTTTTATTATGTTAGCAGGTGCAGGAGGCGGGCTTTTTTATGTCAAGCAACTGCAATCTAACTTAGAAATTGCACGACTTAACAACGCTAAGTTAGAAAGTGCTGTTGAAACAAGTGAAGCAAGTATAGCAACACTTAAAGCAGACAATGCTAGACTAAACGTACTATCCGATCAACTTAACGCAGATTTAAACAAATCAGAGCAGTACGGAGATGAACTTCGTGCTACTCTAAACAAGCACAACTTAACACACTTGGCTAACAAGAAGCCAGGTTTAATCGAAACTAGGACACAAAATGCGACAGATAAACTTTGGGATGATCTCGAGTCTATTACTAGCGACACTCCTACTGAGTAGTTGTAGTACTTTTCAAGAGCCACAAATTAAAGTAGTAACACAGATTGAAAAAACTGTAGTTCCTACTGTTCCAATGCCTAAGCCTGTGCAAATGAACGACATAAAAATTTATGTTGTAGCACCAGATGAAAACTTTGAAGAATTCAAAAAAGAATTTGAAGCAAAGAACGGTGGCGATGCATACATTGCTATTAGCATCAAAGACTACGAAAACCTATCAAAAAACTTTGCCGAACTAAGACGATATATAGAACAGCAAAAAGCAATTATAGTATATTATGAAAACGCTGTTCAGCCTATTGATACTGATACTACTGACCAGTAGTTGTGCTGACAAGATCAAGTGCAAAGCCAAACCCGATCCAAAAGTAACTATAGACGGTGAACGTAACATCGAAGTGACTCCTGGTGCAACTCTAGCCTGTGATTTTTGATATAAATACATACATAATAATTGAGGGATTACTATGTGGGAAATGATTGAAAGAATGGCAAATGATCGTCTGTGGATTTACACAGCAATAGCAGGATCAATTGCTGGTACTATTTTTATAACATACATGAGTACAACACGAGCAGGACTTTGGTTCTATGCTAAAGTTGATCATGCAATTGATTTCCTTGTAGAGCGTTATGGCTGGACTTGGTTACAACAACCAGAAGATGCCTGGCGTAAAAAATACCCCAAAATAACAAAGAAAATTGACGACTTAGAAAAGCGTTTAAAACATCTTGAGGGGAAAAGATAATGCCAAGAAAAAAATTAGAAGAATTAGATGCAACCCCGGCACCGGCGCCAGTTGCAGAAACTAAACCAGATGCAGTTGTAGTTGCTACACAAGATAGCACTACACGCAAAGTTAAACTAGACTTAGAAGTAGATACAAGTGTAAAAGACATGGGTCCAAACCCATACCAACGTGTAATACATTTAGCAAGAGCAATAGATGCTTGGAGAATTTTTCCAAGGTTGTTTTTAACTGTGTATATTGTACTATTATATAAGTGTGTTATTTGGTATATGAATTTACCAAATCCTACATTAGAACAATCAGGTTTGATTAGTATTGTTGTAGGTGCTGGTGCGGCATGGTTTGGTCTTTACACCGGAACTGACAAATCTAAGTAACCTATACAATAAGTAATAGTATGGACTACTATTCTACTTTAGGTGTTTCAAAAAATGCTTCTGACAAAGAACTTAAACAAGCATACAAAAAATTAAGTATGCAACACCATCCTGACCGAACAGGCGGTGATGACTCTAAGTTTAAAGAAATTAACGAAGCGTATAGCACACTTAAAGATCCACAAAAAAGAGCAGAATACGATAACCCACAACCGCAGTATTCGCAAGGCTTTGGACCTAATGGGTTTGGTAATCCTGGTGCCTTCCAAGATATATTTTCTCAGTTTGGTGTTAATTTTGGTAACATGGGAGGTAGACAAGTACGCAATAAAGATGTTAAAATAACATATACAATTGAGTTTGAAGAATTGTTTACTGGTAAGGCTGTAAATATACAATATAATTTACCTAGTGGTAGAAAAGGTAATTTAGATGCTGCAATACCACCCGGAGTTAAAGGCGGAGATGTAGTAAAGTTTGCAGGTTACGGCGACGATAGTGCAGCTCATTTACAAAGAGGAGATCTTTTAGTTCATATTAGAGTTAAAGGACATAAACATTGGACAAGAGAAGGCGATAATATTGTAGCTGTTAAGAATGTAAGTATATTTGATCTTATGATAGGAACTAGCGTAGAAATTAAAACACCTTTAGGTAATGGATATCACTTAAGAATACCTAGAGGAACTAAACCAGGTACAGTTTTTAGTATAGCAGGACAAGGCATACCTAATTCACAAACAAAACGCCCAGGAAATGTACATGTAAAAATAGGAGCAGTTGTTCCTGAAATAAACGATGAAACGATTTTAAATCAACTAAAGGACATAAAAGATGCAATTGATACAATCACCAAATAGTTTTTTAACACGTAAAGTTAAACCGTTTGATTTTAACGAACTTGATGCTAAACAAATTTCAGGAGAAATGTGTCAAATTATGATGGCTAAAAATGGTTTAGGCCTAGCGGCAAACCAAGTTGAGCTTGATGCACAAATATTTGTTATGAGACCTGTTGAAAACGAAGCAGTTACTAAGCCGTTTGCTGTTATTAATCCAGTAATTATGAAAGTTGATAGTGATACTGTATTAGGGAAAGAAGGGTGTTTAAGTCATCTTGGATTATTATTAAATATAAGACGTCCCAAGACTTTGGTAGCAAAGTTTCTTGACATTGACGCAAAAGAGTGTATACTAGAGTTTAGTGGGATAGATGCTAGATGCTTTTTACACGAGTATGATCATCTACAAGGAATAGAGTTTACAGATAGAGTAAGTAAGTTAAAGTTAGATATGGCAAAGAAAAAACAAAAAAAATTAATTAAGGAACACGTCAATGGTTGAGCCAAGTAAAGAGTTACAAGCAGTATTTGAAAAAGCAATTAAAGATGCAAAAAGACTAAAGCATGAATATGTTACATTAGAACACTTGCTTTTTGCAATGATGTGTAGTGAAAACTTCTACGGCATCATTAAAGGATACAGTGCAGATGTAGAGTATTTGAAGTCAAATTTAGAACACTATTTGAAAAATAGTTGTGACGAAATTACAATCGACACTAACAAACACAAGCCTAAAAAAACACAAACTGTAGAACGTGTACTTAATCGTGCGTTTACACAAACACTATTTGCAGGTAGACAAAATATTGAACTTACTGATGTAATGTTGAGTATTCTTAGTGAAAAGAAATCACATAGTGCATACTACTGTGAGCAAGCTGGTATTGTTAAGGAAGACTTTGCGGCATATATTAGCAGTGAAATTGAAACAGAACTTGAAGATGAAGAAATGTCAGGTGCGGCACAAAAGGCACTGAGAGCATTTACTACTAATCTTAATGACGAAGTTAAAAAAGAGAAAATTGATCCTGTTATTGGTCGTGCAGAAGAACTAGACAACATTGCATTAGCAATTGGTAGACGTTCTAAGAACAATGTGTTGCTTGTAGGTGATCCCGGTGTTGGTAAAACTGCTATTGCCGAAGGTATGGCATTCAATATTGTACAAGGTAATGTACCAGAGTTTCTAAAAGAATATGCAGTATATAATTTAGACATTGGTAGTATGCTTGCCGGTTCAAAATACCGAGGAGACTTTGAAGAACGCTTTAAACTTGTACTAGCAGGCCTTAAGAAAAAAGGTAAGACTATTATGTTCATTGACGAAGCTCACATGATTAGTGGTGCTGGCGCATCTGGATCAGGTAGTTCAAATGATCTAGCAAATATGTTAAAGCCTGCATTAGGCAAAGGCAACTTAAAAGTAGTTGCGTCAACTACTTGGGACGAGTATCGCAAATACTTTGAAAAAGATCGTGCGTTGATGCGTCGATTCCAACGTGTAACAGTTGACGAGCCTAGCAACGAAGTTACAAGAGATATTTTACGTGGTATTAAAAAGTACTACGAAGACTATCACGGTACTGAAATTACTGAAGGTGCTATTAACGAAGCAATTAAATTGAGTGTAAAGTATCAAGCAGACAAAAAGTTACCTGATAAAGCAATTGACTTAATTGATCAAGCATGTTCAAGATTTAATTTGAAAGAAACAATAGATAAAAAGATTGTTACAGCAGATGAAATACAATTTGAACTTGCTAAAGCAGTTAACTTGCCTGCAGAGCAAGTAAGTGAAACTGAAACAGAAAATCTTGTACATCTTGAGAAGAATATTAAAGGACAAGTGTACGGACAAGACAAAGCCGTTGAAGGAATTGTAGATAAAATACTTGTAAGTCAAGCAGGTCTTAAGCCTGAAGACAAACCTATTGGATCGTTTGTGTTTATGGGACCAACAGGAACAGGTAAAACAGAAACAGCGAAAGCACTTGCTACAAACTTAGGTGTAAAACTAGTACGTTTTGATATGAGTGAGTATCAAGAGCGTCATAGTGTTGCTAAACTATTAGGTTCACCTCCTGGATATGTAGGACATGATGAAAAAGGCGGATTGCTTATTGAAAAATTACAAGAATCACCTAACTGTGTATTACTACTAGATGAGATTGAAAAAGCACACCCTGATGTATCACAGTTACTATTACAAGTTATGGACAATGGTAAAATTACAGGTGCAAATGGTAAAGAAGCAGATGCACGTAATTGTATCTTAATTCTTACAACTAACTTAGGTGCAGCAGATTCAGAGAAAAATACAATCGGCTTTGGTGGTGAACTTGAAGATAACTCATATGAAGACAAAGCTCTTAAAAAGTTCTTTGCTCCAGAATTTAGAAATAGACTAGATGGTGTAATTACGTTTAACAAATTAGGCAAAGAAATTATGCTTAAAATTGTTGGTAAATTCCTTGTTGAACTTAAAGATCAAGTTAAAGGTAAAAATGTAAAAATTGAAATTACAGATGAAACTTTAGATTACTTAGTAGACAAAGGATTTGATCCTAAGATGGGTGCAAGACCTTTACAGCGTGTAATTGATCAAGAAATTAAACGTAGTCTTGCTAGAGAATTATTATTTGGTGATCTAAAGAATGGCGGTACTTTGATTATTGATACAGTTGATAATAAAATAGTTCTAAATACTAAAGGACATACACAAGTTGAAAAAGTTTGATACTGTTAAATTATTCTATGACGAGTATCCGTATAAACTAGTAGTACGTAATAGTTTATCACACATTTTTCGTGATAAAAATTTGCCTAATGCTAAAAAAGAAATTGATAAATTACAAGATTTATTAGTAAAAGGTCAACCATTAACTAGAACTGCATTTCTACGGTCCGAATCCGTTGAATTGCAGACCTTTCTTGAAGCACAAAAATTATACATAGAATTTAATCAGTTTACAGATTATAAATTACGCATTGAAAATCCACTCATGCAAATTTATTCACATAGTTACGATTGGTTAATAAACATCACACGTAAAATAAAAAACTGTGTGGAATTATGGGAGCCAAATTCCAAAGTTGAATTAGCACCTAATGTAATTTTAATAGATAAACCTAACGATTTTGAATACAAAGTAACACTAGGACTTGAAGTAGACCCAGGACTAGCAACTTGGATAGCAGCAAATCCAGATAAAGCAAAGGCAGGAGCAACTTGCTTAAAAGAAATAGCAAATAAAGGATATACTAGAGACTTTTATATATACATAAGAGATGAAAAAATATTACAATTATTAAGTCTTTTTGTAACTAATATACCAAGAGTAGACAAATTAGTATACATTGCAAAAACTGATAAATAAGTGTATGCCAAGTAATAGTGAAACAATTTTAACAAACCAAGCACATGTAGGAGATAGTAGTCTACAGTCCCATACAGGTGCAAAATATAAAGGTGACGGTTACTACGGACGTAGTGACGGTTTCCACAGTGTACAATACACAGTAACAGGATTTCAAGGTAAATTAGATATGCAAGCAACACTTGCTGTTAACCCTGTAGAAGCTGACTGGTTTACTATTACTGGAACTAATTTAACAAGTGTTGACCCGAGCGGTCAGTATAACACTGGAACACACATATACAATTTTACAGGAAATTATGTATGGGTTAGAGCTCATATCAGTAACTGGACCGTCGGTACTGTAAGCAGTGTATTACTTAATCATTAAGGAACGACAATGGAACATTATGTAACAGTAGTAATGGAAAAACAAGAAACTACAGCACTGGATGAAAGTGCATTTCCCGTTTACGAAACATTTGACAGCGAACAAGATACAACAGTTATGCAAATACCTTTGCCTAGAACACTTGACGAACAAGAATCAAATGAATATGCAAACAAATTAGCAAACTATTTGTTTTCAGAAGGTTATGAAGACTTTGATATTTTTGTAAATGCACACGAAGCAGAAGATATACACGAAGTTACATTTGATGATGACGATGACTTCTTTGCAGAGTATGGTGTTATGTGGTATAACGATGATGATGTTATTGACGAAGCAGAATATCAAGGCCGTAAAGTTAAACTTGGTAAGCCTATGCAAGGTGACGTTAAGAAGTTTAAAGTATATGTTAAGAATCCAAAGGGTAATGTAGTTAAAGTTAACTTTGGACATGGCGGAAGTAGCGTCAAAGGCAAAGCAATGAAAATTAGAAAGAATAATGCAGCAGCAAGACGTTCTTTCAGAGCAAGACACAACTGTGATAATCCTGGTCCACGTCATAAGGCACGTTACTGGTCATGTAGAAAGTGGTAAGTTATGAAAATATTCGAAGTAGTAGAACCAAATTTTGATATAGTTGACGATACTAGCGTTTATATGCGTAATGACCCTGAGTTTTATCGTAAGGAATATTTTCCTGCGATGGCTAGTATGGCGGACATGCACAGTAGAGGTAAACCAGTAGATTCACATAAATCATTATCTGGATTAGTCGACAAAGGCTGTACTAGTTACTGTAAAAAATACAATTTAGCAAGACACCCTGACGAAGTATACACCCAAGAACACAGAGATGCTTTAATTGATAAATTATTTTCAGAAGAAATGGAACTAATTAAGCAAGGTGAATACAAATGAGGCTAAGAGAATTATTCGAAGCACCAGCAACAGCAGTAATGGCATTTGGAAGAATGAATCCACCTACTATTGGACATGCTAAACTAGTTGCCGCAATTAAAAGTCAACCAGGTGATCCTTTTATATTCTTAAGTCAAAGTCAAAAACCTAAAACAGATCCGCTATCCTTTAATGACAAATTGCGTTATGCTAAGTTTTTCTTTCCAGAAGTTACTATCGGTAATCCAGAAGTAAAAACAATTATACAAGCACTACAAAAAATAGAATCACTAGGCTATCAACAATTAATTTATGTTGCAGGCAGTGATCGTATTTCGTCATTTGAAGAACTAATTAACAAATATAATGGTAAAGATTACAACTTCAAATCAATTAAAGTTGTAAGTGCAGGCCAACGTGACGCAGATGCTGAGGGTGCAGAAGGCATGAGTGCAAGTAAACTAAAGAAACTTGCAGCTGAAGGAAAACTTGAAGACTGGACAGACGAAACAGGTAAAAAACAACCAGGCTTTAGGAGTGGTGTTCCAGAACCTAAACTAGCAGACGAAATGTTTGCAGCTGTAAGACAAGGTATGGGTGTTAGAGATCAAGTACCTGCTGAAAGTATAGAAGAAAATATAACAAGTGCAGATATACCTGTTGTAACATACGATAGAAATTACGGTGGTGATGTTAACAAAGTACTTGCAGTAAAACGTAATGCAAAGGCTGATGCAGAAGCATTGTATAAAAAATTAGGTGGCGTAAGTGATGCAAATTATGAAATTATTTCTAAAGCTGCAGAACAAAAGAAACAAGAGTTACGTCAAGTATATAGAGATGCACTAGCAAAACAAGGCATCAAAGGTGCAGCAGCACTTAAATCTCCAGAATACTTATTGTTTAGAAAACAAAATGCTGACTTATCAATTATGTTAGGAACAGCAATGAATATGGCAGGAAACGGATCTGGTAAATTAATTAAACCAAATGGTAAAATAATTAAACCAAGTGAAGGTATAGAAGAAGCAGAACTTACACCAGGACAAGGATTGCCTAAACAAATTAAAGTAATCAAAATGCCTACACCTCCACAAGCACCTACTGGTCCAGATGGAACAGGTGAAGATGGAACACGTATTGGTACTACACCAAAAGGTAATAGAAGTGTTTCAAGTGGTGCAGGAACATATATTTTTGCGCCAACAGGTGATTTAATGTTGTATATGACTCCGAAGATAGGTGGACTACAGCAAACACATAACATTCCAAAACAACGTGTTACAGTAAACTATGGTACTACTATTGACGGGGCAGGTATAGATCAAAAAGCAACTTATGATATGAGCGGTAAACTTATAAGTGGCGATAATACATCAATTAGTAGCGGTAATGTTGGTGTAAGTGTTGACAAAGATAAAGGATCAACAGTAAATTATAAAGTAGACGCTAATACAAAAGTTTCAGCAAACAGTAAAACTGGTATAAAGGTTAATTAATGTATACTAGTATTGATGAACTTAAGAAACTTGCTGGTGTAAACGAATTCAAAGGTTACACAGAGTACACTCTTGAGAATATCAGTGATGCAGCAGCTTCTAATCGCAAGAAAGAAAAAGCACAAAATATAAAACCAGGTGACAAAGAATGGTTTAAACTTTGGTTCAGTCTTCCACATATGACTGGTGCAACATTTAGAGGACGTAAGTAATGAAAATATTTGAAATTACAAGTGAAAAATATACTGGGCCTTTAAGTGACAAGCAAAAAGAATTACTTAAAAAAGGTTATAAATTAGATAAAGATGGGGTACCTTATTGGCAGCCGGACGGGGATAAAGTAAGTCCTTTTTATCAAGACGAATTAGGACCAGGATGGGATAAAGATTCTTTAGATAAAGATGCTGATGAGATTATTCCTGGTACTAGTGCTGCTTTAGATAAGGCTAGAACAAATCCTAACAGCAAATACCATGCAAATACAACAACAGATTTTTCAGGTGGTGGATACACAACTACTAGAAGAACCGATAAAGGTACAAAGGTAGATAAATTTCCAAGTATAAATGCAAAAGTAAGCACAACAACACAGAAGAAAAAGGGTGGTAAACTCAAAACAGATGTGAAATTTAAAGGCAATCTATAATGAGATACAACGATATCAAAGAAGGTGTTGGCCGCATTACAAAGCAAAATCAAACTGTTGATGTAGGACCTAGTGAAATTAAAACCCAAGCTGCAAAGTTTGGAAATAAAGTAGATAAAGATGGTCGTCCACCTACACTATCAAAAAAAGTAAAAGGTTCTAAAACAAATGTATTGTTTAACTTAGGTATGTCTGAATCTATTTCGGTTGACAACCTATATGAAAACGTGCTATACTTCAGACAAATGAAAGAAAATTTAGGCGAAATAGCACAGGCAACAGAAATATATGTAGACATGGACGGCGTACTTGCTGACTTCTTTGGCGAGTGGGCTAAACTAATGAAAGTTGATCATTATTCAAAAATCGACGATATTGATATTAATGTAGCACTACAAAAGATTCGAGACACAGACGAGTTTTGGTTAAATCTTCCATTACTTCCACAAGCAAAACAACTTCTTTCAGTTATAAAACAAATCAAAGGTGAATACAACATATGTAGTACGCCGTTGGCAGACGATCCTAATTCAGAGCCACACAAGCGTGAATGGATTAAAAGAAATTTAGCATTTTTTCCACCTAAGAATGTTTATATAACAAACAACAAACCACAATATGCAACCAAAGAAGATGGTACACCTAACATACTAATTGACGATTTTGGTAAAAATGTTGATGCATGGGAAGCTGCAGGTGGTACAGGATTCAAATACAAAGATCATAAATTTGAACGCACAGCAAAAGATCTGCAACAGCATTTAAATGCAAAAGTTCATGATAATATGGCAGAGAACTTTGCTGATGGTAAGAAAAAAGGCAAAAGCAGACCAGGGCGTGTAAAACGTTCAGGTGCTAGTTGTAACGGTAGCGTAACAGAATTAAGAGCTAAAGCTAAAAAGGCAAGCGGTGAACGTGCTAAAATGTATCACTGGTGTGCTAATATGAAAAGTGGGAGATCATAATGAAGATATATGAAATATTAGGTGAAACTACTACTGCATCAGGTAGTATTTCTGTAGCAGTAAAGCCTGTAGGTAAGATGCAAAGCAGAACTATGTATAACGCAGACGGTACAATGAAAAATGCGTTAGATGGCGATAAATTAATGGCTGGTAAAAAGAAGCCGAAGAAGAACAAACAAGCATAAATACTACTATTAAAGTATTCGGAGATAATTATGACTAAAAAACTTAAAGAAGGCGGCTTAGGCGATCTAGCACATGCAGCTGAACGTGACCACGAAGTACAAATGGCACGAGCAGATCTGTATAAGATTGCAAAATATGCTATCAAACTACACGATATGCTTAAAACAGTAAGTGAAGCTGAAGGCATTGAAGGTTGGCAACAATCAAAAATTACAAAAGCAGCAGATTACATTGGATCAGTATACCATGCTATGGATTACGATATGAAATTTGCAGAATCTAAAAGCACAAAAAATGTTATGAATCGTTCTAAGACAATGACTGAAGAATCATACTTAGAAGCAATGCAATCAAAAGTAGCAAGCAAACTTGCTGAATCTGAAGCATTATGTTCTGAGTGTGGCAATCCAAGTTACACAACATTAGGCTTATCAGAAGCAGAGCTAGATGAAGTAGCTGGTCCTGAAAAGTGTTGGAAAGGCTACAAGAGAGCTGGAACACAAGCTGGTACTGGTAAGAACGCAGGCAAACGTGTCAATAAGTGTGTGAAAGCATAAGTTACTATGCGTGTATCAGAAGGCATATTTGATTGGTTCAAAAAGAAAGAAAAAACAATCGGCGATAGTCCCGAATACAAAGGCTGGTTGAACATTTATCTTAAGAATCCTGATGTTGCTGCAATGCACAAGCGTCATAAAGAATTTTTACAATACTATCAACAATCACAAAAGAATGAAGAACTTGACTTTGGTAAAATGTGGAATACTTTGATGCATGGCCCTAACGATGATTTTCCAAAATATTTAGAGTTTGCTCAAAGTAAAATGAATTACTTACCTGATGACAGAATACGCAAACGTTTAAAGATGAAGTTTCCAAAAATTATGCCTGTAGACATTGAACGTGTAATTAAAAAGATACAAGCACTAAGAGCAAACAGATCATGAGTGATAACTTTTACGAAATGAGTGCAAAGATGAAGGAACTATTTCCTTCAAATCCCGAAGCAGATAAAAAAGCTCTACTTGCAATGGCTGGTAATACAACACCAGTTGAAACTCCAACAGTGGTACAAGAGAGTGTAGAAGTAGCACAAGGTTCACTACAAATGGACAAAGACTATAGTATTTCAGACTTTGCGGCATTAGCCGGAGTTAGTCTTACAGAAGGCAAACAAAAAACAGGCAGTGCAGGACAACTAAAAGGCAAAGATGCAATTACTAAAAGTGCTACTCCAGGTGGCAACGAATCACCACATCCTGCTAGAAACAAATTAGTAGGAGAAGCTGAAGAAGATCGTATTACAGCATTAGAGCGCAGAATAGAAGCACTTGAATCAATGCTTAGTGAGCGTGAACTTAGCAAAGGCGAAGAAAAAGAAAAAGAACGTCTTGTTAAAGGTATGAAGAAAAACAAAAGTGATTTCAAAGATCGCTATGGCAAGGATGCAGAAGCAGTTATGTATGCAACAGCAACCAAAAACGCCAAAAAGAACGAATCTATTAAAGATCAGCTTCTTAAAATGCTTGACGAAAAAAAGCAAAAATAATACTTGACAACTACTAAAAAATAACGTATAATATACTTAAACTACAAGGAGTAAATTATGAGTGAACGTACCTATGGTGCAGAAGAAAAAGCAAAACTTGAACGTCTTGTTAACGAAGGTGTTACAGTATTGCAAGAGATTGAAGACCTAAATGCAGGGTTAAAAGATACCGTGAAAGCAGTAGCAGAAGAATTAGATGTAAAACCAAGTTTAATTAACAAAGCAATTAAAATTGCACAAAAAGGCGAATGGTTAAAAGTTGCAGATGAGTTTGATGACTTAGAAACACTAGTAGCTACAGTAGGAAGAGATAAAATCTAGTGCAAAAAATAAAAGACTTTTGGATCAACAGTTATAAAAGTGACAAAATTGCATTTGCATTTGAACTTGTTAGTTTTATCTTTACAGTAGCCGCTAGTTTAACATTAGCGTTTAATGCTAGAGATCCTAATATGTTAATTATCTATCCGTTCTTTTTTGTAGGATCGATTACACAGTGTTATGCCGCAGTTAGAAGAGGTGCGGCATGGGTTATGTTACTAACAGGATACTTTGCTGTTATTAACGTGTTTGGATACGGAGTGGCTGCTGGATGGTGGTAAAACCGTATCAATGGCTAGCGTGGGTGGCTACAATATGTTTATTGACAGCCGCTACCTTAGCCGCATTTAATGTTTACCCTTTGTACATTTGGGCATTCATTATTAGCAACAGTCTATGGATACTTGTTGGTGTCCTATGGAAAGAAAAAAGTTTAATTGTTATGAACGCAGGACTAACCGTAATTTATGTTGCGGGCTTGTTGTTTTAATAAGTATTAATAACGCCAATAGCAATAGCTAGGCAAGAAGATGGTTAAGTTGG